GTGAGAATCAACGTCGAGATTCGGCGCGATTCGGTGAGTGGCCCAGGCTTCTTAAACCCGTTCCGTGTCTCGTTCCCACTACGTTAAAGTGGCGTTCTCAAAGTACACAATGTGTCACTTACAAGAACACTCTCAGGCAGAAAATAAACTGCCCGGGGAATCTCCAACGGTTCGTTGGTGACGGCCCAATTAGCGATCTTATCGATAACTTGGACCTCTTCGACTTCGGACAATGCCCGATAGTCTGACGGTAGATTTTTAAATAGGTTCTGATAGAACCTCTCCGTCCTAACCGCCCAAGGAAGCGCTTCGTAATCCTTGGATCGGTACGGGTCTATCCCGTGCCGGCGGCTTACCTCAGGTGCGATCATATCGCGGAAGAGGTAGGGACGATCCAGTAGATTTACTGCATCGTCAACTGTGATAAGACCAAAGCGTTTCGCGATGGCCTGCTTATCTCTGAATCGGAGATGAGCCCAGGTGGTATCATCCGTCTGACTTGCAAGTTGCAGGGCAGAATCGTCAAAGCCGCCTACTAAGTCGGCTATTGACAGTGTCTCGCGAATGTTATCTTCGATAGCATCCGCAGCGACCCCCCTCGCGCGTGCGTTCGTGGCAAAAGTTGCCAGCGTACGACTAAGCAGAGGATTGGCTTCGCCATCAAGTACTTGCTTGATTGCGAAAAGATGCTCCTGAGGTATTGACCTCAGGCGCTGCCTCATATCTGTCATGGACAGGTGGAAGGCGGGACATTCCAGTCCTCCCAGTTTTACTGGAAGGTACCGGAATGGTGCTTCGGACGGAAGGAAAACCTTCATCCGCTGCTCCCATCTGGCGGAAAAGAGGGGCTTTGCCTCCTCGAATCCACCGCCGAGCCACGCCAGCATGCCATGCATCTGTCGTGCCTTGCCAATGGCAGGGTTCGGTTCATCTTTTCCCTCGTGCTCTTTGGCGCAAGGAGAAAAGAGTCTAACCTTCATCGCATCGATGTGAGGTTGACGCTCATAAGGTCGCTGGTTAAGCGGGGTTGAGTTACCCCATACCTCTGATTTTTTGAGTCCTACTACAAGGAGCATCTCCTCGCAGTAGAACGCACCCCGAGAACTTATGAAGTTCTGTGGCCGAGAAACGGACATTCCGTTAAGCTCATGGTTTCTGGTAATACCAGAAAGGTACTCTACGGGACCCTGACCACAATGGTCGTCTCCCGAACACGCGAAGTGTCTCCATTTGCATGGTTCCACCCCCCGCGATCGGCTGATATAGAAGAGAAACTCTTCGTCGGTCACTACTTCCCTTCTTAAGCGACGCTTTAGTTGGAAGCGCAAGATGCTCTCATACTCTGCACAAAGGTTGTGCATAGTCAGAACGATCTTGGATCCGGGATCTCCCATTAGGATACCCCGAGAGGTCTCTCTGTCGATGAATTCTTCGACAGGACCCTCGTAAATGCGTGGGCTGCAAAGCAGCTGCGCACAGAGATTATGATAGAGCGAATCGCCCTTTCCTAATCCATCGAGAAGTCCCTCAAGCATGGCTTGGGAGTAGACATGCGTACAGAAATCTGTCGCAGTTGTCAGGTCGGAACTTAAGAAGTTTCGATCGACTTTAAAATGGGGAGCGTCTGCGCTGCGCAGACCCTTGATCCATTCAAACATTTGCCATCCCCTGGTCAAACCAGCGGTGGCTGATGGATGAGCTCTGAGCTCACCTATCACGTCATGTGCGAACGGCTGTAACATCATTGTTAACCAGTCTTCGCCGACAGTGACGATCCGGGACTTTGCCCCGGGCTCGCCGATGGCGCTTGCTCTGATTGCAGGGTAAGCGGTAGGCAGCTCCACACCTTCGTCCTCTGGTTCGTCTGTGCGCGGAAAAGTTCTCGCGCTCAGACCAGCAAGACGTAGTGGATCTGTTTCCGATTTGTACGGGGAGCCGACAAGGATGCCTTGTCGGATTCCTTCTTCGATTGACCACTGGAGTAGTTGATACCCGGTGTTCTGATCGATTCCGTATAGCGGATCCTCGAGATGGAAATTTTCGAAATCGAGGTTCATGTTCTCGGTGGATTCACCGAGTTCCATGTTTTCAGGCAAGAACTGATCGAAGTCTCGATGAGACGCGATATAGGCCTCGGGATCTTCCCGACAGACTGTCTGCCATTTGGGGATTCCAGCGATGAGCTGGTATCTCCTTCCAAACCAAGTCACTTCATCGAGTGATTGGTCCGGAATATGGTTGAGCCAAGCTCGGAATTTTACTCCGACCTCAGCCGCTCGTCCTCCAGAGCCGACACTATTATCAATAGAGGCGGAACTCGTGAGGGACGTGTGTCCCGCCGACCGGTGATTATCCGGAAGGCGATCTCGGGTTGTCTTACCTACTAGGTAAGACAGACGACGCAGAATTTTTCTACGGACGTCCGTTGTCTCGAAGGAACTGAAAAGGGTCGCTGCGTGCTTACGCAATGACTCTTCCCTCGTTTTGCTGTCACCAGCAGGAAATGACCTGCTGGTGACGAGATGAAGAAGTCGCGTTGCTTCTTGCTTCGTCTCGACACCTCTGGCGAAGACATCTTCGAGCCAGGGGCATAGCGCACACCAAAAAGGTGATAGCTTTTCAGACCAATTGCCAAGTTGGTCGCCGAAACCAGGAAAATCCTGAGGACGTTCGGGAACTTCAGTCATGGACTGCAGGGCTCTCCAGCGAAGCAGTGCGGAGAATTTCTTCCACTGCTTTGTGACTTTGTCGGAACTAATCGTTCCGAGAGAGTACGCCCAGCGTATCAATTGTTGATACTCTGGCATCGTCCGATAAGATCTTATCAAATCGGGTGTCGAAGTGATCAAATTGTCATTGATCGCCTCCACTGTGTTAGTCAGCCGAGTTAGCTGCTTCCACTTCATCTTGGAGATTTTCTCCACGATGTCTGGCTTGAGGAACGGAAGAAGCTTCCGAACTCTTGCCGCTCTATTGGAAGGATTTTCCTTCTTGCTGGGCTTGCCCAGTCGGACCGCCAACGGCTTGTCCAAATGGAACTCGAGTGAACAGGACAATCCTGTGAAACTCAAATCGGGGTTAAACGCCCCCGGAGCTGGTGTATGCACGTTTCTATTAGAAGCCATAGCCACGAATTT